TTGCATTATACTTTCCTGCAAACCAGGGAGATCTTTCTATTTTTGTCTTGAATCCTTTGAAGAATACGTTTTTTGCTTGTTGGGCGTTGATAGCGACATTAATAAGGTCGATAGCATCCCCAGACGGTTTACCAAAGTATTTTGCGGGATCTTTAAGACATAACAACTTATAAACAATATAGGCACAAGCCACAGTCGAAGTGAAGTCCTTGCCACTACCCTTCCCAAGTTGTAAAATAATTTCGTTTTTTGTGTATTTGTCATAATATCTTGCTCCTTCAACAGAACCCATTATTCTTTCAAGATCCTGTTTTTTGTAGATTTGACTCATGGCTTCTACAATCTCATACTGTATTTCTGATAGAGGCGGTTGTCCAAGATAGTCTAAAGACTCTACAAATGTTTTTGTATCAACTGGGTTTTCTTCAAATGGATTATCATCTAATGCTTCTAAAAAATCATTGAACATCGTGGACAATTGTGATTACCTCACTTGGTTTAGAAATTTCAGATAACTTAGACATAATCTCATCACGAATATTAGGATACTTTGATGCAATATCTTTTAATATTCCAATCAAAACTTCTTGTCGTCTCTCTATTTCAACCATTTCTTCTGCAAGTTCTTTATTTTCTAGTAGTCCAGCCTTTTGCAACATATCAATTCTTTTAGATTCAATATCTAAAACAAGTTTAATTGCTGCTGTTTTTGCGCTAAGATTATTATTCATTGTTGCTTCATCAATAACTTCATATGATTTGCTAATTAATTTTCCGTAGTGTGTATCTGCTGCTGCCAATGCTTCTTTTGCTCTTGATCTAATTGCATCATTACCAGATACCATTGCCTTCCACTCGTTTAAGTGTGCAACAACTCTTGTTCTTGGCAATTGCAAATCTTTTGAAATTTTAGTTGGATCGTTGCCTTTTAAATATTCTGCCACAACATTGTTAACCTCATCAAGATGTTCTATAATTTCAATATCTGAAGACATTAGTAGTTTCCTTCAATTCTACTGATTTCATCTTGAATATAAAAAATTGCTTTCTTTAAATCTTCTACATGCTTATCTTCATTTTTAAGCCCTGCTCTCCAAAGGTACTTAAAAGCATTTCCAATATTAAAATTACGATGACGTGTAATTTGAATACACTCAATGCCAGAAGGGTCTGAAGTATAGTGTTCAGGATGATTTACTTGGTCTACTGTAATTCTAAGATCGTTAGCCACGCTTAGACTTCCTTAATCCATAATTAGCAAGATATAGGTAAATTGTTTCTGCACTTGTATCACATTCTTTTGCAATTTCTTGCACAGACTTCTTATCCAATATATACCGTTTTCTTAACCATGCCTCGTTTTTATATAGTTTAGTACTCATATTATTTTTTGTCAATCTCCTTTATAACTGGGTCTAGCCTATCCCAATAACCTCCTGGATTACCTTGATAAACCTGTCCAGTTTCACGATCTAATAATAACCATTTTGTTGGTACATACGTAGTTAATTTTATAACAACCCCATTTTTTTCTTCTGGGTATTGAAATGAAACTCTATCTGTCATGATACCGCCTTGTCCCAATTATTTAAAGCCCAGTGCCCTATTCCACAAGCATCTGCAACATCATAATCATCTATTATTTTATCATAATGTATTTCTATTAAGTCTACTGTTTTTTGTTTTCTAAAATTTCTTTCAAAAGATTTATACCAGGCATCAGATTTTTCTGGATTTTTTGATCGAATTTCTAATTTTTGTTCTTTACTTAATGCTTTATTGCCAATATAGTTTTGCCAGGTTATTGGAGAAACCTTACCAACCTCTACAACTCCAGCATTACCAGCCCCACCTATAATTGCTCCCTGTACCATTGCAAGGTCTGCAGCAGTCTTAGGGCTATTCATAAAAACTGTATGCTCAATAATAATTGATGAATTTAAGAACATATCTAAGTCTAAAAGAGCCTTTGTTTTTTTAGATGCATCAATACATTTTTGATAAATATTATTTCCTTCAAATGCTATCTTACCAACAATCTCAAGTTTTCCAAACTCAAATAATGCAAAGGCAAGACTGTTTGTACTTGCATCAATAGCAACAAATTTTGCTGGTTTAACGTTTGTCGTCATAGTCTATTAATCCCTTTAATTCTTTTAAAGCCTTGTTTACTTTTTTATTATCAACCGAACAGTTATCGCAATAGTTAGAATCGTTATATGCAGAAAGAACTACTCCACACCCTCTAGCACATTTTCTTTCTTTGCCATATCTTTTTTTGCGTTTATTAATTATTTGCTTTTCTGCAATTTTAATTTTTGTTGCCTCAGATCTACATTCTGAACTACAATAAATCTGATATGTTACTGTGGGTAAAAACTCGTTTTCACACCACTCACATGGTTTCACTCAATTCCTCCAGAGAAGCAATCTTTATCTCTCCAGGTTCTGCTAAGGCGCAGTCTTTTTGTAGTGGACATGCTTTGCAGACTTTAGAGTTATTTCTATAATTCTTTTTTGGAATAGTTTTATTTTCCCATGCTTGACGAACTTCTCGCATCCAATTAAAAGCATTATCAATCCATTGTCTATAATAATCATTAACAGTAATTGGAATTACAAAAAGTTCATGAGTATTTTTATTTTCATATATCAATAATCCTTTTGCAAGTTTTAATATTTTCATATAAATAAGCAACTGAACTATATGATAATTTGCTCCAGCATTTTTCTTTTTACGAAATTCAAAAGATTCATCTTTCATCGTTTTAATTTCAATAACAATGTCTTCGCCATCCCACTCAATAATTCCATCAGCAAATCCATAAATTGGTGGGTCAGAGTTTACAAGTTTTACTTCTGTTGTTTCGTTACCATTGTCATCTATAAACTTTTTTGCAATTCCAGACTTTAGCATTGCTTCTTGAATTCTATCGTGAGATAGTGATCCACTGCTCATATTTGCTACTGAATATGGCGTATCTGTATTTTGAAATGTACCACCTTCAAAGGCTAAATACCAGTATCGTGCACACTCTCCACTACCATAAGATAGTCCTGATGGTGCAAAGGTTTTCTTTTTTTGATATTTATCCACCTTGCCAACCATGTATCCAGATTCAATTTTATCAACGATTCCTTGTAAGTCTATTCCTGTGTTATTTTTTGCTGGTTTAATCATTACTTGTTGTAGTAAACTTTTAGCCATTAGTTAGCATCCTTTGTTATTGTATTAATTATACACTATCTCGTAATATATTTAAGTGCGGATACTAGATTATTAATAGCCTCTGCAGCAGTATAATATATATTTTTCTTTGCTCTGTTTTGTTTATCTACATTTGCCATCCAGGTGGCTTTTAATGAAAGTTTAGCAGCAATTGCTTGCAACCTTACAATTTCAACAGTTGCAACTTGAATTGGAATCTCTGGTTTAATAATTAATTTTGCAATCATTGTTAAAGCAGTAGAAAGATCTTCATCTTCCATGTATTCTGCTATCTCAGATAACCCATTAATTTGCTCTAGCGTTGTTGTTTCCATCCACTACTTCCTTTGTTTTATTGGATTTCTATCTATCTTACATAATTCATAATAATAGTTAAGCCTTTGCTCTCTCTCTTCTTTTTCTTTTTCTGATATTTTTTCATTATTATTTTTTCTACTTAGATGAATAAATACCATATCAGTATAATCACTATCAGATAATTGTTTTATTACTCTCCAGTGAATTTGATCTGTTCCAGAAAATATTAAGGCTTGATTATTTTTTAGAGTAAATTCTCTGTCTTCTATAACAATGGGCCAATCAACTGTAGAATCTAATTGAATATCAAAAGTTACTCTTGACTCAGCAAACCCATCGTAATGTGGATGTAGTTTTGGTATAAATCCACTAAAATTATGATACCTTGCTGCAGATAATTCTGTAATAACAAGTTCATCATCAAAATACTTTTGAATTTTTTGAACTAAACTATTTTTAAATTCTTCATCAACATCAAAAAAATATGTTGTATGACCAAGAGTTGCAACTATTTTTTTAGTGTTTGAATCAGATGCTTGTT